GCAACGTTGTGAGCACCGATAGCTTGTATAAAAGCTTTTTTAGTTGGTGAATACTCTATTATATCTGCTATTCTTAATGATAAACACTCAGCAGACTCAGCAGTTATATATAACATTGATTGTAATATATGCCTAGTTGCTGTATTTGAATTAGCAGCTGCTAGTTTTTGTACACCTACTAAAGCGTTTTTATCTGGCATACTACCATCTCTTGCTTCATTAAGTCCGGTTACATCTCTTATCATTTGTAAGTAGTAATTATAAGTTGTAATTAAACTTTGTAATTTATTACTACTAACACCATTGTTTATTTGTTGTATTGGTACTTTACCAGGATTAGCATCACCATCAGAAGTAAAACTTCTACCAACGACACTACCAGTTTGAAAGAACATGTTTAGAGCTTCTTGTGGATTATAGTTTGTTCCATTACCAAGATCAACTTCTGCTAAACCATCAACATCAAGGAATACTCCATCAGGAACCATACGTGCCATTACTTGCTGTAACTTCAAATGAGTTAATTGAATCATATCAGCAAAACCTGTTATTCTACTAACTAAAGATTCTATTCTACCTTCATACATCCTTGGTGCAACAACTTGATAGCTCATTTTTACTTTACCAAAATCAGAGTCACTCCTCATCATATTTGGAACCATTCTCCATCTTAATAATTTATTAGAACCTACAATATAAACTCCTTCGTATAAAGTTTCAACAACTCTTTCTAACTTACTAAAATCTCCATCCATATTTTCTGTCGGTGGATTAAAAGTGTCATCTTTTTCTATTACTTTCTCTGCTCCAGTACCTAATTTTTTTAATTTGTAAACATCATTTGAATGAGTTTTGTAATTAAAATAAAGTACTTCTATTTTATTTCTATCGTATTCAGTTTTTCTATAAGTATCTAATCTGCCAGGATATTGAGATAAATCTTTTATTTCTTCTTCAGATAACTCTGGAAACTCTTTAACAAGTTCATTGATAGGTATTTCTTTTACTTCACCAATATAATATATATCATCAAAATAAGGTGATTCAGTATGAGAATAAACTAATGTAGCTGGATCAACATATTGTACTCTAGCCCCACTGTTCCAGTCAAACGTAGTTTTAGTAGCTGCTATACCTATTGTAGTTAAATCATAAAGTGATCTTCTTCTTATTAAATCATAATCACTTTCTTCCATTAAAACATTTATAGCTTGTTCTTCTGCTAACTCTACAGCTTGCTTATAGTTAAGTTGCATATGTAACGCTAACTCTTCTTCTGTGTCAGGTAGAGTTTCTTTATCATTTTCATATAGATCAACTCCAAACTGTTGTTTAGCTATATCGTTATATTCTCTAGATCTTATATCACGAAGCATGGACTCCATGTATTCTGTTCTTTTACTAACTCCATACTCATCTTGTGAGAAACAGTTTATCTCATAAGATCTTTGTGCCATACCATTTACAACAATATCTACAAACTTTGGAACTATTGGAACTGGTTTCCAGTCTAAGTTTAAATAAGATAAATCACCATTAATTGATAATTCGTTTTTATACTTTTGTATTGGCTGTTCGCCTCTAGCATATAATCTTAGTTTGTGGAAATTGTTTAAATTAGTACTATACTTAGAAGTTGAATCAGAAAACCATTCAGTTCTTATAGCTTGAGCTACTTTTAAACCGTAGTCTTGCGACATTTTTTCTAAATCACTTACCGCTTGAGAAGGGAAATTTACAGTATAACCTATCATACTATTGTTTTATTATTGTTGATTGAAATCCTTTGTTGTTATATCTGGATATATTTAGGTTTAATGGAGGTTTTTTAACTTTTGGATTAGGTCTATAAAGATGTCTATTGCAAGCCATTATCGCTAGGCCAGTACTAATAGAAGCATCGTGTTTTGTTCTTCTGTTTATATCAAACTTAGCCCAGTCATTAAGCGTGTCATTAAAATACATATTGCCATAAGTACCGTCTTGTAATAATCCAACGTGATCATTAATATACATTTCAATAGCAGCTGCATGAGCTTGTTTTATATCTTCACTAGAGTTTGGTATTCCACCAACTTCCTTTTCTGCTGTTGATAATTTATTCCAAACTTTATCAGGTCTATTCATACTAAATCCTCTATAACCTCTTCTTCTTAAATAGTATAATAACCTTGGTTTATTGTTCTCTGCTAATAGCGGCATACCATAAAATACTAATGCCATCAAAACGTCTTCAAAGAATATCTCAGCTGTTTGAGGTCTTGCTATATATTCTAAAAAGAAAGTATTAGCTGGAGCGTCTTCCATAGAAAACTTAGTTAATCCGTGCAATGCACCTTTGGAACCTTTGTTGTCTACTGTTCCTGATATATCGTATGAGTCACAACCAAAAGCTCCCATGTGCTCATTGCCTGGATACTTTACGCCATTTTTTAATATGACGTTATTTTGTAATTTATTTTCTGGTACCCAACTTACTTTAAATCTACCATTTGGATCTGGGTTAAATGTAACTTGCGTATCTTTAACTCCATTTGTCCACTGAAAATTACCAGGCGTTAATACTGATGAGTTTCTATTTCCTTCGTTATAATCTATTTGTTCGTATATCTTAACTAGATTAAATAAACTATTTTTAGTTTCATCTCTAAACGCGTGTTCTTCTGTTCTAGGAAACTGACGATAAAATTCATTTAAAGCGTCTTGATCATCTTTTAAACCATCTGCTTCATTTTCCCAGTGACTTACTACTCCACAGTCTATTTCTATTCCATGTGGATCAAATGTTCGTTGTTTAGGATCGTCAAACACAGGTCGTCCGAATTCATCAATGAATCCTTCGTAATTCCATTCCATAGGAATAAACAAAGAATATAATCCTGACTTAGTCTGTCCATTTCTATTTCGCTTTGTAACATCTGAATCATAGTATAAGTTTTTAAAGTTATCACCTCCTTTCTCTAAAGCATTAGAAGTTGATCCCATCA